ATTCGGCAGCCGCATCTCATCCGGTATGGAAGCAGAAATCAAACGCGCCAAGTGGAAAGGCTACCACTTGCGCTATTTCACAGAAGAATGTCAGGAGGTTTAACGCTATGTATGAAATTAAAGAAAGTCGCAGAGAGCTTTTTGATGGCACTGAGATCACTACCTACACCCGCGATGTGGTAAGTGCCAATATCCTGCAGGTCGAAGCCGGAACAACCGGTTACAAAGGTGGCGACACCGGCCACGGCGGACGCACCTATTTCCGCATTTCCGATGAATCCAGCACAGATATCCATGTCACACCTTTCATGGACAGATTCGGCTGCAACGGTTTTGAAGTTATCCTTGGCGGCGACTGCGAACTGGAAACCATGATCCGCGCCCTGAAATTTATCACAAAGGTGCTGGAGGAAGAATCGGAGGAGGTGTACGACTGATGTTTACCCTGTATAGCGCCGATTTTATCGGCAATCCCGGAAACTGCTCCTATCCGCATAAGACCGTTGTCATGGACGCGGACAGAATGAGAGACGCAGTCAGTCACGATTATGTGTGCGCGGAGTACAAAAATCACTACCGCAACAGCGACAACTTTCTCTCCGCTGACTGTCTTCCCGTGGATTGTGATAATGACCATTCAGAAGATCCGAAAGACTGGATCACACCGGCAGACGTGTTGGAGGCATTTCCGGGAGTAAGCCTCGCCATCCATTACAGCCGCTTTAATCAGCGCGAGAAAAACGGCAAACCGGCAAGGCCAAAGTTCCATGTGCTCTTTCCCATCGACCGGGTGACGGATGCTGCCCTCTATAGCGATATGAAGAAGCTGGTCAATTCCATATTTCCGTATTTCGATACGAAAGCGCTGGATGCTGCTCGCTTCTTCTTCGGAACACAGGAGCCGAATGTGGAGCTCTATCCCGGTCGCATGAACCTCACGGAATTTTTGAATGACGACGAGTTCGATGCAGACCTGCCCGGTGGCCACGAGAAAGACGTCGTGATCCCGGAAGGAAGCCGCAACGCTACCATGTCCCGCTTTGCCGGTATCGTCATAAAAAAATACGGCGATACGGAAAAAGCCTACCAAAGTTTTCTGGAAAAGGCCGCGACCTGCGTGCCACCTCTGGATAACAGCGAGCTTAATACAATCTGGCACAGCGCCCAGCGTTTTTATTCCAAGATCAGCCGTGAGGACGGATATGTCCCTCCGGAAGTCTATAACGACGAGAATAGTTATAAGCCGGAGGACTTTTCCGACGTCGGGCAGGCCGAGATGCTCTCGAAGTATTTTGCAAACGAGCTGCGCTACTCACCGGCCACACACTTTATCCGATACAGCGATCACTACTGGCAGGAAACAGAACCCGGCGCACAGGCCGTCGCTCATGAACTTACTCGCAGGCAGCTCACAGAAGCCAATCGAAATATGATGGAGGCTCTGCAGAAGCTCAAAAATTGCGGAGCGCAGGAAATCCTTGATAACACATCCAAGGCCAAAGCTGAACAGCTGATGAGCGACGAACAGATGGAGGCCTATCAGGAGTTCCTTGCCGCCAAGGCCTACCAGAGCTTTGCCGTCCGCAGACGCGACTCCAAGAACATTACATCTACCCTCAAAGAGACGCACCCGATGCTGGAAATCTCGCCGAGAGACTTGGACGCAGACTGCTTTCTGCTCTGCACACCGGAGGCGACCTACGACCTTCGCAAAGGTATGGCCGGAGCCCGCGAGCACTCTGCTGATGACTTTATTACAAAAATCACGTCCGTGTCACCCGGCAGCAAAGGAGCGCAGCTCTGGCAGGATAATCTGGATCTGATTTTTCAGAAGGATCAGCAGCTTATTGACTATGTACAAATGATCTGTGGCCTTGCTGCTATCGGGAAAGTTTTTGTGGAGGCGCTCATCATCGCATACGGCGATGGGCGCAACGGCAAATCCACCTTCTGGAATGCCATCTCCCGCGTGCTGGGACTCTACAGCGGAAATATATCCGCAGACACTCTGACTGTCGGCTGCCGCAGGAACATCAAGCCGGAAATGGCTGAGGTCAAAGGCAAACGCCTGCTGATCGCTGCGGAAATGCAGGAAGGCGCAAGGCTCAACGACTCCACCGTCAAGCAGCTCTGCTCTACGGATGATGTATTTGCAGAGAAGAAATATAAAGATCCGTTTTCCTTCAAGCCCTGCCACACGCTGGTGCTGTATACGAACCACCTGCCTCGCGTCTCCGCCTCCGATGACGGTATCTGGCGCAGGCTTATCGTGATCCCGTTCAATGCCAAGATCGAAGGCAAGGCCGACATCAAAAATTACGGTGAGTGTACTTGTATGAAAATGCCGGAAAGCATTCTGGCATGGATCATCGAAGGAGCTAAAAAGGTCATCGCGCTGGACTACCAGATTCCGGTACCGGACTGCGTGACGAAGGCCATCGATGAATATCGCAGCCAGAACGACTGGTTCGGACATTTTCTGGATGAGAAGTGCGATGTAGATGAGTCCTTTAAGGAAAGCTCCTCGGCGCTCTATCAGGCATACCGCAACTACTCGCTGGATTGCAATGAGTATGTTCGCAGCACGGCAGACTTTTACTTTGCGCTGGAGAAAGCCGGATTCGAGCGGCTGACACTGAATCGGAAGCGCTATTTCAAGGGCTTAAAGATTCGTGAAGACAGCGGCGCAGAGGAAGATTTTCTGCAGTAATCCGGGACTATGACAAGGTGTATCAAGGTCTTATATAAAAACTCTCTTAGGCCTAAAAAAATAGCTCTAAGAAAAAGTTTGGTAAATACCATTGATACACCTTGCACATCCCCTGAAATTAACGCCTGACGGAGGTTTGCAATGATAGAAAAACAGATAGAAAACAAGTTAACTATGGCGGTGAAAAAGAACGGCGGCATTGCACTTAAGCTGGTGTGTCCCTCTTTCGTAGGAATGCCCGACCGCCTGATCTTACTCCCTGACGGCCATATCGGCTTCGCAGAGCTGAAGGCACCCGGCAAAAAGCCACGCCCACTCCAGCTTTCTCGCCACAGGCTGCTGCGGGAGATGGGCTTTGCGGTATATGTCATTGACGATCCGGAGCAGATTGGAGGGATGATCGATGAACTTCAATCCACATGATTATCAGGACTATGCCATCCGCTATATTGAAAAACACCCTGTGGCCGCAGTCCTTTTAGATATGGGACTTGGAAAGACGATCATCAGTCTGACGGCAGTATATGACCTGTTGTTTGACAGCTTCGAAGTGCATCGCGCTTTAGTGGTAGCTCCCTTAAGAGTCGCCCGCGATACATGGCCAGCAGAAATCCAGAAATGGGAGCACCTTGCCGGTCTAACCTATGCGGTCGCAGTCGGGACACCGAAGGAGCGAAAAGCCGCTCTCATGCAGCAAGCGGATATCACGATCATCAACCGTGAGAACCTGCAGTGGCTCATTGACGAGTCCGACTTTCCCTTTGACTTCGATATGGTGATTATCGATGAGCTGTCGTCCTTCAAAAATCATAAATCCAAGCGATTCAAGTCGCTGATGAAGGTACGGCCACGGATTCACCGGATTATCGGCCTGACCGGCACTCCTTCCTCCAACGGTCTCATGGATCTGTGGGCAGAGTTTAAAGTGCTGGATATGGGCGAGCGCCTCGGACGCTTTATCACGCAGTACCGGACAAATTACTTCATGCCAGACAAGAGAAATGGCGAGATCATCTACTCCTATAAGCCACTGCCCTATGCGGAGGACGCCATCTATCGGAGGATCTCGGATATCACGATTTCCATGAAATCTACCGACCATCTGAAGATGCCGGAGCTGGTTTCAACAGAATATGAAGTGCAGCTCTCCGATTCCGAGCGCAGCCGTTATGATGATTTGAAACAGGAGCTCATATTGCAGCTCCCTGATGGTGAGGTGACTGCTGCCAATGCCGCGTCACTTACGGGCAAGCTCTCCCAGCTTGCGAACGGTGCCATATATGCCGATACCGGTGAGGTCATCGAGTTCCACGATAGGAAGCTGGACGCTTTGGAGGATATTATCGAGGCCGCCAATGAAAAACCGCTCCTTGTGGCCTACTGGTTCCGGCATGACCTTAGCCGCATCAAGAACCGCTTCAATGTCCGGGAGATCAAGACCAGCCGCGATATTGCTGACTGGAATGCGGGAAAGATTCCTGTAGCAGTCATCCATCCGGCCTCTGCCGGTCACGGTTTGAACCTTCAGGCCGGAGGCTCCACCCTTGTGTGGTTCGGCCTTACATGGTCTCTGGAATTATATCAGCAGACCAACGCCCGTCTCTGGCGGCAAGGTCAAGAATCCGGCACTGTCGTGATCCAACACATTATTACCAAGGGCACCATCGACGAAAGGATCGTAAAGGCGCTATCCAAGAAAGAAATGACGCAGACCGCACTGATTGATGCAGTCAAGGCTGACCTTGAGGTGGTGTGATGGCCGATCCTTATGAAAATCTCGCCAACGCCATCGTGCTACAGGCAGTAAAGGATTACCGGGACGCCCTGAAGCGCCTGAAAAAGAAGCCCGGTAATCAAACTGCCATGTTGGACGCAATGGAATGTGAACGGTTCTTCCGCTCCGGCTGGTACAAGACCTTAACAAGTGTAGACGGCGAGTATCTCATACAAAAACTACGAGAGGAGGCGAAGCCCTTATGACAGTAAAAGAATATCTCCATCAGGCCTACCGCCTTGATCAGAGAATCAAGTCCGACACGATAGAAGCACAAAACCTGCGTGAGATGGCAGGCAGCGTGTCGGCTATCCAATATGATAAAGACCGCGTGCAAACATCACGAAATACGGAAGCTCCCTTTGTCCGGACGCTTGAGAAACTGTGGACACTGGAAAAGAAAATCGCCGGTGAGCTGGAAATGCTATCAGACCTCAAGAAACAGATACGGGAGGTCATTGAGGCAGTTCCTGATACCGACGAGCGCATGGTACTCAAGTACCGGTACATCCATAACTATACATGGGAGCAAATCGGGGTGGAGCTCTGTGCAGATGCCCGTACCATTCGCCGCTGGCATGGCAAGGCGCTTCTTCATGTGACGCTTCCGGATGATCCGATTATCATTTGAAATGCGCCCGAAATGTCCTGCTTTGTCCTAAGATGTCCACCCGTCCTTTATGATAGTATATAATCAGCAAAACAGAATAAAGAACAGCTGCACACGCAGCACACGAGCCTTGCGGGAACACCCTGCAGGGCTTTCTTTATGCCCTGAAAGGAGGCACGGCTTATGCCAAGAAAACCACAACGACCGTGCCGCTATCCCGGATGTCCACACCTTACGGACGGCGTTTATTGTGAAGAGCACGCAAAGATCATGGATCAACACTACGAGAAGTTCCAGCGTGGCTACTCTACCGGCAAACGCTACGGCAGAGCATGGAAACGAATCCGTGACCGCTACGTTCACAAGCACCCGCTTTGTGAGCAGTGCTTAAAGGAAGGACGCTACGTCGCGGTCGAGGAAGTCCACCACATCGTGCCGCTTGCTGACGGAGGATCGAATGACGAGTCCAACCTTATGAGTCTTTGTCGTTCGTGTCACGAGAAGATTCACCGCGAGCGCGGCGACCGGTAGGGCGGTCAAAATCTCTACGACCCTTTTCCCCGGAAAACGGCGCGGGGTCTTTTACGCAAAAATTGCAATTCAAACAGGGTATTAAACCCTGCACCACAGAAATGGAAGTGATCGACATGGCGAAAGACGGAACCT